CCGGCAATGGTGTAGCTATTAGAATCTATCGAGAGACAGCTTTTGACACCCCTAAAGCTACATTCTACCCCGGATCAGCTATACGAGCTAATGATCTGAATGATAATACACTACAAAACTTATATGTAAACCAAGAATCTAATGATAAAGTTGCTGACGCTTGGCTGACAGGTGACCCGACTGTTATTAGTACAGAGTCTTGGTATACAACTGACGATACAAAAATAGGTACAACTAAAGCTATTGAAAATAGAATTAGTGCTAAAATAGATACAGCTATGGAAGCTGATGTTTTAGCTGGTACAGATTTAACTAAGACTGCATCTGGTGGACAAGTTACCATTAACCATAGTGTTACTGGAGCTTCTTCTGTAAATAACTCTAATGGAGTTGTCCTACAAGACCTTACTATTAATGGTAGAGGTCATGTTACAGGGACAGGATCAGTTGATTTAGATGGTAGATACTATAGAGAAACAGAATTAGATGCAGGTCAGCTTGATAATAGATACTACACTGAAGCAGAAACAGGCACTTTAATTGATAATAAAATAGATACTGCTTTAAATAATGATGTTTTAGCTGGTCAAAGTATTACTAAAAATGCTTCAGGTGGTCAAGTTACTATATCTATAGCTAATGGAGCAATAGGAGCCAATCAAATAGCAGCAGATGCTGTAGGAGCTAGTGAACTGGCAGACAATGCTGTGGCATCAGCTAACATAATTGATGGAAGTATTGTTAATGCTGATATAAATGCATCAGCAGATATAGCAGGTTCTAAATTAGCCGATGATTCTGTTACTTTAGCTAAGCTTGGGTCTGGTGCGTTACCTACAGATATTACTATAGCAAGTGCTAATATTGTTAACGGTACTATTGTAGATGCTGATATTGCTACAGGTACTTTAGATAATAGATATTTCACTGAAACTGAATTAACAGGTGGTGCATTAGATGGAAGATATTATACAGAAACAGAATCTGATGCTAGATATTTTAACATCAGTACTGGTGACACCATTAAAGATGGTGATACCTTCCCAGATAACGACACCACAATAGCTACAACTGCTGCTATTAATGACAGGATTATTGATCTTGTTGATGACGTAGGTGGTTTTGTACCAATAGCAAATGAAACATCTTTTCCTAACGCTAACCCTGACGTTAATAACGGGGCTGGAACTCTTGTATCTATTAAAGCTCTCAGCAGCAACCTCACCTCTAATGGATCTGGAGTTGCAACCATTTCTAACGGTACTGTCGGAAACTCAACAGTTACCATTAATGGTTTAGCTAATAGTACAACATACGCTGCTACTTTTGGAATGATCGTAGAAACTACTACGACATTAAATACTTATACATTCCATAGATTAGTACCAAAGGCTACAGAAGTAACAACAGTTGCTGGTAGTATTTCTAATGTTAATACAGTAGCTGGAGATATTAGTAATGTTAATGCTGTAGCTGGTAATGCTACTAATATTAATGCTGTAGCTGGAAATTCTTCAAACATTAACTCAGCAGTATCTAATGCTTCTAATATAAATTCAGCTGTAAGTAATGCATCTAACATTAACTCAGCTGTAAGTAATGCATCAAATATTAATACAGTAGCTGGTTCGATATCTAATGTGAATAGTGTTGGAGGTTCGATTTCTAATGTTAATACAGTAGCTACCAATATATCTAACGTTAATGATTTCTCTGATAAGTACCGTGTAGCAAGTTCAGCACCAAGTAGTAATAATGATACAGGTGATCTTTACTTTGATACAAGTGCTAATGAACTAAAGGTATATAACGGATCAGCATGGCAAGGTGGTGTAACAGCTACTGGTAACTTAGCTGGATTAGGAGCTAATACGTTTACTGGTAATCAGAGTCTTGGAGATAATAATAAGGTTATCTTTGGAGCAGGGAATGATCTCCAGATCTACCATGATGGCTCTCACTCATACATAGAAGATGCTGGTACAGGAGCAATAAAAATAAAAGGTGATGATGTACGAATAGAAGATTCTGCTGCTAATAATATTATTAAGAGTACAGGATCATCAGCAGAACTCTTTTACGACGGCGTTAAGAAGTTTAATACAAAATCTGATGGAGTATTAATTACAGGAGAAGCTTCTGTTACTAATCATTTAATGATGAACCATGCAGATAATCAGAAAATCTATCTTGGAGCTGGGGATGATCTCCAGATCTACCATAATGGAACGGATTCGTGGATATATAATTCAACTGGTGAATTAAATATAAGGCAATCTGCTGGAGGGGATATAAATTTACAGCCGTATGGTGGCGAGGATGGAATTGTTGTTAAACCCAACGGAGCCGTAGAACTCTATTACGACAACAGTAAGAAGTTTGAGACAATTACTTCGGGAGTAAGAATCTCAGGTGATTTGGAGTTACTTGATAATACTGGTTCAACAGGTCGTCTACTACTTGGAAATGGTGCAGATCTACGCCTCTACCATGATGGTTCTCACTCTTATATACAAGATGTAGGTACAGGTAATTTAATACTTGCTGGAACACAAGTAAATATATTAAATGCTGCTGCTAACGAAAGCATGATTCGTGCGGCTGAAAACGGCTCAGTACAACTCTATTACGACAACAGTAAGAAGTTTGAGACGACGAGTTACGGAACATTATTTACAGGTAATAGTAAATGGGTTGACAATGGTAAGGCTACATTTGGAGATGGTGATGATCTTCAGATCTTCCATAATGGGTCTACAAGTTATATAAAAGACAATGGAACTGGTGCTTTAGTTATAAATTCTGTTGATGGAAACATTCTTCTACGAGTTAATGATACAGAGGAGTCAGTTAAATGTATAGAAAATGGAGCCGTAGAACTCTATTACGACGGCAGTAAGAAGTTACACACTATTGCAGGCGGTATATATGTTACAGGTAATGTCTATTCTAATAATACAGGCACTACAGCAGCCTTTTCTTGTACTGATAACGGAAGATCTGCATGGGGTTCGAGTAATGATCTCCAGATCTACCATGATGGAAACAACTCATACCTAACTAACAGCACTGGAACTTTATTTATTAAAAATACCAGTGGATCAGACTTAGATGTATTCTCTAATGGTAGTACAAGACTAAGAGTAAATGCTGGAGAAATGGCTGTTGATTGCAGTCATAACAGTAGTGTAGACCTCTATTACGACAACAGTAAGAAGTTTGAGACGACTAGTGATGGCTGTACTGTTACAGGCTATCTCAATAATAATCATTTAAGAAATACTGTTAGTGGTGATCAGTATGTCGGAAACAGTACTCAAGGTGGTTTATATCTTTACGTTCAAGATAATACGAATAACTCAATAATCCTTCAAGCGAATACAGGAGAAAAGTACCTTGAAGCTAAGATGGGATCTTCAGTTGATTTGTATCATCATGGCAGTAAGAAGCTTGAGACTACGAGTACTGGTGTAAGTGTTACTGGTAACGTCAACCCAGCTGCAAACAATACTCATGACTTAGGTACATCATCTCTACGTTGGAATAATCTATACGTCAACGACATGCACTTCTCTAACCATCCAGAGAATCCAAACTCTGTTGATGGAACATGGGGTGATTGGACACTACAAGAAGGAGAGAACGATATCTACATGTTAAATAACCGAACAGGTAAGAAGTACAAAATGGCGTTAACGGAGGTATCGTAATGACAATTTATTTTGGAGATGGGAGCAATCAAACCGCTGCTGCTAGTGGTGGTCTTTGGGAAACTGCTCATAGACAACTTTATACAGGTGATAATGTAAACGATACTCATCTAATTACTGGTTTAGGTAGTTATGATATGTTAAAAGTTTATTTCACTGTTACTGTTACAGGAGGTGCTAAAAACAAGCCTTTACCTAATATTCAGATTGGTACTTCATCAGGACTGAATACAGAAAGTAGATATCATAGTTCTTACAGATCAGGGTATTCTAGTAACTATTATAACATTGGTCAATTAGCAACACATTGGTTTGATAATAACAGCCCTCAAGATCTAGGTGATCCAGGGAATGACTACAGTGCAATAATGGTTTGGGGAGATATGACTATATATAATTGGAAGGAGGATGATTACTATACTCATGGTTGTTGGTTTGGTGGCTATACAACTACACAACAAAATGAAGGTGGTTGTGGTGCTATAAGTGGAGCAGTCAACCATAGAGTAAAGATGGAATGTGACAGAATGCAATTTAGTTGGGACGCAGCAGCTAGTAATAATTTAAAGAAATTGCAAGTGGTTATTCAAGGAGCTACTTACTCATAAATTGATTAAACAAACTTATTAAAAAACAATGGCAACAAAAACTTGGCAAGTAAACACCCTTCAGCGTGAACTAGCAGACGGGTATGTAAATAAAGTTATCTACCGTGTTAACGGAGAGGATGGCACTTATAAATTTAGAGCTACAGGTGAAGTTGATCTTCCTAAGCCTGATACTCTTATACCTTATGCTGATCTTACTGAAAAGACTGTATTAGATTGGGTAAAGGCAAAACTAGATGCTGACAACGCTGGCACTGTAGCAGCTATTGAAGATGCTGTAGAGAAAGGTGTTAACGAGCAAAAAACTCCAACCACAGGTGTAGGTAAGCCTTGGAGCTAGGTGAAATACCCTAAACTACCCAAAGCTTTAGATATGCCTAGCATCCCTCTAAAGCAACCAACAGCAGAGATGCCAGTCTTTCCTCCTGTAGTTATACCTCCAAGTAATATCAAAGCTCCCAAGGGAGTTGAACTAGAGGAAGTACCAGAGGAAACTGAAGATGCAGAAACTGCAAAAACTGAACAACCTACTCTTCGAGTACCTGTTGTAAAAATAGATCTACCCTTACCTTCAGCTGAAGTAGTCGCCACGGCTACCTATGCAGCTGTAGCCGCTGTAGCCACAACCACCCTTGCTACTCCTTTATTTGACAAACTCAAAAAGCAAATACAAAAATTCCTACAGAAAAAAGTAGATAAATGGAAGGAAAACCGCCAGAAAAAGAAAAGGGACTCCTCGGTAAGCTAAAAGATGCAGCAGAGGATCAAGAACATCAAATACAAATCTTAGGTACATTCGTGAGGCTTGGCGTTGTCGTCTGGTCCGGGTTCATCATTACAATGAACTACGTGGAAATACCTATGGTTAAAAAATCAGGTAACTCTGATATCACGTTCGTTGCTAGTGTATTTACTGGAGCACTAGCGAC